GCGCATGTACAAGCAGCAATCATCGGCAATGGTGGACGAGAAACCATGCGGGCAAACGATTGGGGGCGCATCGGGCAGCGTCTCCGTGTGGAATATGCTTACTTACAGGGCTTTGCTCGCGATCTTTTGGATGGCCGCGTTTCTAGTGCCATGGCTCTTGCTCGTATCGGGCTGTATGCTCAGAGCGTGCGCGCAAATTACTGGGAAGGAGTTGCGATTCGGACCGAAAAGCAAGGATACAGCTTGATGCGTCGCATTCTTGACTCTCAAGCGAAGCATTGTCAGGATTGTCTTGATTATGCAGCACGCGGGATGGTTTCCATTGGAAGCGTCCCACTTCCTGGGCAGCGTTGCGCGTGCAGATCTAACTGTCGTTGCAGCGTAAAATACTTCCGTCAACAGGCGCCGAGTGTGCAGGTATAATTTTGCCTTGTAGCATTGGGCAAGCTTGTTTTGTCCGATGGCAAAAATTCTTTACGTTGGTGATGTTGGTGTGCAAACAGGTTTCGGCAGAGTAGCCGAATACCTCATACCCGCTCTTGCGAGGGAGCACGAAGTGCATGCATTGTGTTCCAACTGGCACGGTGATCCTAGTGAGATGCAGCAGTATTGCAGAATGTATCCTGCAATGGCTTACGGTTCCGATCCGTTTGGCTCGCATCGCATTGCTGAAGTTATCAATACGGTGCAACCAGACTTGGTGTGGGTGACTAACGATATTTGGGTGGCAATTATTCTTTGGGAGAATGCAAAAGCGCTAAAGGAGAAGATTCCGTTTAAATGGTTTGTTTATACTCCCGTGGATTCTTATGGGCTTTTCCCGGAGTTGAAAAACCAAATGGAAGACTGGGATGGTCTTGCCACTTATACGCAATTTGCGAACAACGAATTGCGCTTAATGGGCTACGACAAGCCTATTAACATTATCGGGCATGGCACTGACTTTGAAAAGTTCTTCCCGATGAACAAGGAGGAATGTCGCAAGGAGCTTGGCGTGCCAGATGATGTGTTCATTGTGTTTAATGGCAACAGAAATCAGCCACGTAAGCGCATTGATTTGACAATCAAGGCATTTATTAAATTCGCCAAAGATAAGGACGACGCTCGACTTTGGCTGAACATGGGCAAGAAGGATTTGGGATGGGATATTGTTCCACTGTTTAAACGAGTGGCTCGCGACGAAGGGTTTGATTCTACTGGCAAGCTAATTCTGACCAGTCCTAATTTTTCCACGGACAATTGCCTTTCTATTGAGCAGCTCAATAAAGTGTACAACTCGGCGGACGTTGGCATTAACACTTGTATTGGAGAAGGCTGGGGTCTTGTTAATACTGAGCATGCATCCGTGGGTGTTGCACAGGTGGTGCCGGATCACACCAGTCTTGCTGAAATCTTCGATGAACTACCGCGCATTCAATGCAATGCATACGAGACAGATCGAAACTATGGTCTTGAGCGTCCATTGCCAGACCCCGATAGCGCAGCCGAGATTTTGTCTTATTACTACGAAAACCGTGATGTCCTGAAGAAACATGGCCAATGGTGCGCAAGGCGCATGCGTGAAGAGCCATTCACTTGGCCGTACATTCAGCAGCAACTGTTGGATGCGGTCAAAATCACTCTTGAAGCGAAGTCTGTTATTCCTGAATTCAAGGGCTTCGGCACTCCTGTGAAGATTGGTTAATTGGCATGCAAGTTTCTCAGATTTTCCTTTCTAGTGATCGTTCCGAGGGACTAAGTCCCTTTCTCGAACACGCTACTGGCACAGTGGACGCTTGCTTTCCTGAAGCCAAGCATGTTATTTACAACAGCGATTCACTTCGTGCCTTCATTGCTGATAACTATGAAGACCATGTGTTGTGGGCTTACGATACGCTGAAGCCATTTTCTTACAAGGCAGATCTTGGCAGATTTTGCCTTTTGAATAAGCTCGGCGGCTGGTATTTTGATATTGGCGTGAGAGTTTTCAATGCGGTAGATCTTGGAGAGCGCGTTAAATTTTTAGCTTTTCGTGATATCCAGCGCTTTAGTTTTACGAGCTGGGCTTGTGCGACGACTGTGCTTTATTCACAGCCGAACAATCCTGCGCTGCAAACTGCCATTGATATGATTGTTGCAAATTGTATTGAGAAGTATTATGGCATCACTCCGTTATGCCCAACTGGTCCGACACTACTTGGCAAAGCTTTGGCAGCAAATGGAAGTCAAGCTGACTTTGTTTATGGCGATTACCTTGAGCTAACTCCTAGTTATAACCAAAAGAATCGAGCTTTTGTTCTGCCAGACGGCACGATTATGGCATGGAGTAAGCCTGCAGGTGGTGGAGACTTAACAGCCCTTGGCTCTAGAGGCGTGAATAATTACAACGAACTATGGAAGAATCGTCAAGTTTATGGTTAATCACAAAGACACTATTTACGCTGTGTGCCTGCCAAATGAGAGGGTGCGCTACACATCGCAATCTCAAATTGTCCCAATAATGGGAGGCGCTTACGCGCTGACAAAAGAGCAGCGCAAAAATTTAAGAGAAGAGGGCTATGTATTTGATGACGAAGGCGCATTTTTGTCGTCATTAAATAATAGATGGGGAGAGCTTTCTTGCGTGCATTGGATGATTCTTAATGCACATGATACTTTCATTGGAAATGCTCAATACAGGCGCGGATGGGTGGAACCTAACGACGAGTGGTACAGCCCAGATGCTTTATACGTTCCTGATCCGGCCACTTTTTCTTGTTCATTAGAGCAGCAGTTTTACGGTGGTCATTCCGCATTTGATGCACCAGCTATCACACGTGAATTTGCGGACACAGGAAAGTGGTTGTTTAGTAGAGAAGAAATTGATCAAGTGTGGGCGCAGTCTTCTTTTATTGGTTGCAACATGGCAAGAGGAAGCAAATCGGATTACAAGCGTTTTATGACTGTATTATTTACTGGACTTGTCCCGATTTGGGAAAAGTACAAGGAGCTTTTTCTTTCCATTGAAGGTTATGATAAGCGCGCCATTGCTTTCATTGCTGAGCGTTTAATCACAGGTATGGTTTTGTATCGTGACAGAATCTTGCCTGGAATGCAAATCAAAACTGCCCCCATCTCTTTCATCTCTTAACCATGGCTCACAAGGAACAGTCCGAATACATTTCTTCGGTAAAGCAACAACATCCGCTATTCTTTAGCGAAGGAAGAGTATTGGAAGTTGGTAGCTTAAATATCAATGGAACCGTGCGTCAATTCTTTTCCGTTGACGAATACATTGGAATTGATGTCGGGGAGGGACCCGGCGTTGACGTTGTCGTTGGTGGCCATGAATATGAAGATGAAAGGAATTTTGATTGCACCATTTCTTGTGAATGCTTTGAGCATAATCCGTTCTGGAAAGAAACGTTCTTGAATATGGTGCGCTTAACGAGAACAAATGGACTGGTTATTTTCACTTGCGCTACAACTGGTCGGCCCGAACATGGAACAGAAAGGACCACACCACAGGATTCCCCTTTGACCATTGCAAAAGGGTGGTCTTATTACCGAAATTTGACGAGAAAAGATTTTACTAGCGCGATCAACATGGCATCCTTATTTTTCGACTACAGATTTAGCGTTGATGAACAGGCTTGCGATCTGTATTTTTGGGGTATTAAAGCTTAGACTATACAAAAAAAATGTTGACGCCATGACTAAAAAAGAACAGCAGAAGAAAGTGGCAAAAGTGATGCGCGAATTCAAGGCGGGCACTTTGAAGAGCAGCAGCGGCGAGCCCGTCAAGAGCAGCCAACAAGCTCTTGCTATTGCCCTTTCGGAAGCTGGCATGTCTCGCAAGCCGAAGAAAGACATGAGCGATGAATACTATATGGGCTTTTTCAAGGAGCTTATTAGCGAAGAAGAGGAAGAGGAGGAAGAGGAGGAGGAAGAAGGAGAGGAGGAGATGGACGCAAGTGCTGGCGAAGCACGTTGCCGTGGCTATTTAAAGAAAATTGCCAGCAATAAAAAAAAGAGCTGAGGGGAGACGCTGAAAGTTTCTCCCCTCCCGCCGCTGTAAGGGCTGCTGCACGTCGTGGCCTAGAACTGCGCAAGAAGCACGGCAAAGGCGGCTTGACGACGCAAGAAGCGGGTAAGCAAGGCATTGGAAGTGGCGTTGCTCGTGCAGGCGATTTAGCTGGTGGTAGCAAGATCAGTTTTGCCACCATCAAGCGCATGTCTGCATTTTTCTCTCGCCATGAGAAGAATAAGAGTGGAGGCGAAAATGATGCTGGTTACATTGCTTGGCTTTTGTGGGGAGGAGATGCTGGGAGGGCGTGGGCTTCTCGCATCATTAAGATGGTAGAAAATCGCAAAAAAGACCAATGAGCGAATACGTGCGCGTCATCGAAGAAGAGGACGAAGGTATTGGTCTTTTAAAAGCCCTTTCTATTCTTTCAGCTAACGAACATCGCAATACTTCACGGTGGGAGCTGGTGGAGAAGCAATGCTTTAAGAACGGACGCCTAGATGAAACGCACATTTACGTGATGAGCGTTTACGAAAAGCCTGACCCTCATTTTGATCCGACAAAGTTTTTGACGTTTGAAATTGAGGCGATGGCAAAGTCTTACATCATGGAAGACATTGAAAATCAGCTTGCCAGCATTCGCGATGAAGAGGACGACGAGGATTGACTATTCGTTTTCTTAATAAATGGCGTTTATTAGGAATTCAACTAATTTTTGCAATGAATGATGGATAGCCCATCAGCCACAGCACGCTGATTCCATAGAGGCCACTGAGAGTGCGAATTTGCACGCAGTCTGGAGGCGCTGTTCCTTTTTCGATTCGACAATAGGAGCTTTGGCTGATATGCAGCTCCTTTGCCACGTCTTGTTGTGTGAGCCCGGCATTAAGCCGGGCTTCTTTTATGCGAGTTGCGATGAGAATACGCGCTTCTTGGTGGGGAAGTTTAAGAGCGTCCGTAGCGCTGCGTGCCAAAAACATCACTAGATTTTTATTCCATTTTGCATAAGCTTACAAAGTATAACATTCTCTTCTTGATAAAGTATGAATATGAGCACCACCTCTTGCCGATACGATTTCTCTCCTATTGAGAAATATGAGCTCACGCCCGAAGGCTATCTTCGGGCATGGGCTTCAATCGCACGGACTGGCATCCAACACTACACAGATAGTGATGGTTCCATCCGTCGTGAATATCGTCCTGAAACGGAAGTGGCGTCTCCCGAAAGTCTTGCTTCATTTGCGGGCAAGGCAATCACTTCGGAACACCCCCCTGTGCTTCTCGATTCCGAGAACACTAAAGACTATCAAGTGGGCTTTAGTGGCACTGAAGTGGTGTACGACAATGGTTTTGTCAAAGCAGTAATGACCATTACTGATGAAGACACCATTAAACGCATCATGAAAGGGGATGCTCGTGAGGTAAGCGCGGGCTATAGGGTGAACTATGATCCCACGCCTGGCGTTACAGACAATGGCGAGCATTACGATGGCATCCAAAAGGAAATCATTGGTAATCACATCGCCGTTGTTCGTCGGGGCCGCGCTGGCCCGCAAGTAAAGCTTCATCTTGACAGGCAAGATGCTGCTGATCCATCTTTGATCTCTAACGGAGGAGACCATCTAATGACTGCAAAAGTCGTGTTTGATGGCGCCGAGTTTGAAGTGACGGAGAGCGTAGCTCTTGCGATCACTAAAGAACGCGAAGACGCCAAGATGTCCTATGAGGACATGAAGAAAAAGTACGACGAGCTGCAAGCCGCCGCTGATTCCATGAAGTCTGAAATGGACGCCATGGAAAAAGATATGAAAGGCAAGTGTGATTCTGCAGAAGGTCGCGCTGATGCCCTGGCTGAGCAAATCGAAGAACTGAAGGCTGAACTGTCTACTGCTCAGGAAATCAATCTTGATTCCATGGTTGAAGAGCGCGTGGCTCTTATCGAGAAAGCCAAGCCTGTTCTGGACAGTGCTTATGACTTCGCTGGTAAATCCGCTCGCGAAGTGATGGTTGACACCATCAAAGCAGTGCGTGGTGATGAGCTTGATCTCTCTGAGAAGAGCGATGACTACGTGCAGGCAATGTTTGACACCCTCTCTGAAGGTCGTGCAGACTCTGCTACCACCGACGAGCTGCGTAAAGCCGTAGCTTCCATTGCTTCTCCTGTTTCTGCACCCTCTGCCTATATGGACATGCTGCAGAATGCATGGAAGAAGCCTCTTTCCATCTCTAAGGAGGCTAAGTAATTATGGCCGTATCTTTCTCCGCTTCGGGCACTCCCTCTGCGGGTGGTGTGCAACAGGCTTATGCCCTGGAGCATGCTGCACTGCTGGAAGGTCAACTGTCTGACATTCGCGACAACACCATTGGCACCTATGTCAATGAAACCGGCGCAGTGGAAGCTTTCGGTGATCTGCTGGTGTACAACGCCGCTGGTACCGTTGCTAATTCTGCTAAAACCATTTCTGCCACTGGCGAAACCGTTCAGGGCATTAATGTTCTCACTTACGTTGATGAAACAGCACTGGATGCCAACGGTCGTCCTGGTGTGAAGAATCAACAAGTGATGAATGTGGTAAACGAAGGTGCAGTTGCCGTTTACGTGACTGGCGCCGTCACTCCCGCATCGCCTGTGCGTGTGCTGTATTCCGCTAGCGGCACTGGCAAGGCTGGTCAATTCTCGCACGCTTTCGCCTCTGGCAAAACTGTGCGTCTTTCCAATGCTCGTTTCCTGACTTCGACTACTGGCAGCGGTCTTGCAATTCTGGAGCTGAATGGCCCCAGCTTTACTCTTTCCGCTGATTCTTGATAGGAGGCCCTAACAATGTCTGAATTCCGTATGGATGACGCGGGTCTGTTCCTTGAGCGTCAGCTTGAGTACATCCGCCCCCAAGTGTTTGAAGTGCAGTATGCGGATATTAAGTATCCGACCATTCTGCCTGTTACCAGTGAAGCTGGCCCTGGTGCCCAGACCTTCACTTATCGCATCATGGACTCCACTGGTGAGTTCAAGCTGATTGCTGATGCTGCTGATGACCTGCCCCGCGCCGACATCAGCCAAACC